AACGTGCGTACCGAGGCATACTGGCGCTTCCGTGAAGCGCTCGACCCATCGCAGCCACAAGGCTCCAACATCATATTGCCCATCGATCCCGAACTGGTGTCCGACCTTTGTGCGCCGCGTTACGAGGTGACGTCCAGAGGCATCCGGCTGGAGAGCAAGGAGGATGTGTGCAAGCGCCTCAATCGATCTCCCGATCGGGGGGATGCCGTAGTCATGGCGTGGTGGGACGGTTACAAGGTGGAACAGCTTGCTGGCGGGGAGTGGAAGAACGTCAAAGGCGGTAGAATGACGCCACAAGTGATAATGGGCCGGGGGGCACTCGCACGGAGGCACAGATGATAACGTACCAAAGCGAGGCGTTTGAAAGTGTGCTGGATGAGATGAGTCCTATGCTGGAAGCTCACTGGAGGGAACTGACGCACTCCCCGGGTACACCGCTGAACGTCAATTACGAACTGTATCGGAACGCTGACGCCAACGGCGGTTTGATGATCTTCACCGCGCGGGATACTGAACAGAACGACAAGATGATCGGGTACTCGGCGGTCTTTATCCACCAAGGGGTGCATTGCGTGGACGAATGGCAAGCGACGCAGGACGTGTTCTATGTCAGACCCGAGTATCGTGGAGGCATGGTCGGCACCCGGCTGATTCGACTCGCAGAGGAACACTTTGCAGTAATGGGGATACACTTGGTTTTTAACCATACGAACCTGAAGGACATGAAGTTGGGTCACTTGCTGGAGTTCTTGGGGTATGAACCGATCTCAATAATTTATCAAAAAAGGATATCAAAATGCCACCAGCAGTCGTAGCAGCCGTCGCTGCCGCAGCGACCGGAGCCATAATCAGCAAGGCCATGTCCAAATCTCCAAGAGAACCAGCGGCGTTGCCAGAACCCGCGGCTATTGAAGAACCCAAGCTTGAGCCAGTGAAGGCCGTCATGCCGACTATCGATACCAAGTCGGTCGAGGAGGCGCGCCGGAGATCGTTGCTGCGCCAAACACAACGACAAGGCCGGGAAAGCACGATCCTGACCGAGGGCAAGGGACCTTCCGATAGCTTGGGGGGAGGATACTAAGATGGCAACGACACCGAAAAAACCGACGACGTTATTAAGCCCCAACGATCCGACCCTCGGCAGCACTTACGAGGCGGGGGTGGAACGCGCCCGGCGCGTAAATGCACAGAAGCTGTTTGAGGAAACAGGCGTGGAGCCAACAGACCCGAACGCCCCGACGCAAACTGAAGCGCCTGATCCTTACGAGGATGTTAAATTGCTGCAGGAGTTTGGTTTTATCTCTAAAGATGCTGATCCTGCTCAAGTTCAGAAGGTACAGAACGATTACGGTGGGTTCACTTACGCGCCTATAGGTGGCTCTATCGTGGATTTTGATGAGGCGGGGTTACAAAGGCTGCGCGACCAACGGAAACCTAAGACTGCTCCGAGCACCTTATTAGGAGGATAGCATGCAGGACACCATCGAATTCCACCTAAAGCAGGGGGGCAAGTTGTTCGACAGCAGATCATCCCTGCTCTCGTTGTGGCAAGAGATTGCCGACAACTTTTATCCCGAGCGCGCGGATTTCACGACGATCCGCAATGTGGGGCAGGAGTTCGCTGACCATCTGACGACCAGCTACCCCCTGCTTGCACGACGCGATCTCGGCAACGCGCTAGGCTCCATGTTGCGGCCTACCAGCAAGGAGTGGTTCAGGCTGCGAACTTCACAGAATTGGGAGAACTTGGGAACGGAAGCCCGGGCATGGCTCGAATGGGCGTCAAGCGTTCAAAAAAGAGCGATGTACAACAGACGGGCGCAGTTTACACGCGCTACCAAAGAAGCCGACCATGACTTCGCCACCTTTGGCCAAGCCGTCATCCAGACATCGCTCAACAAAAACGCAGACGGCCTATTATATCGTTGCTGGCACCTGCGCGATGTGGCATGGCGCGAAAATGACGAGGGCATGGTCGATACCGTGTACCGGAAATGGAAGCCCACGGCGCGCGAACTCTCTGTCCTGTTCCCCGGCAAGGTACACCAAAGCGTCACAGACAAGCTTGAGAGCGATCCGTTCTGCGAGTTCAACGTGTGGCACTGCATCGTGCCGTCCGATTATATGCCCGATGGCAGACCCGCTCGTACGCCATTCAAGTCGTACTATATCGACGTGGATAACAAACATATCATGGAGCAGGTCGGCATCTTCACCATGGAGTACGTCATACCGCGCTGGCAAACCGTGTCCGGGTCACAGTACGCCTATTCCCCCTCCACGGTCGCAGCGCTGCCGGACGCCCGGCTGATACAGGCGATGACGCGCGTCCTGCTTGAGGCCGGGGAGAAAGCTACCAATCCGCCGATGATCGCAGTGCAGGAAGCCCTGCGGTCAGATATAAGCATCTATGCTGGTGGCGTAACATGGGTCGATTCTGAGTATGACGAGCGCATGGGAGAGGTTTTGCGTCCGTTGACACAGGACACCCGGGGAATCCCTCTAGGGCGCGACATGGCGCGAGACACTCAGCAGATGATCGCGGAGTGTTTTTTCCTCAATAAGCTGTCCATGCCCCCATCCGAGCGTGAGATGACCGCATACGAGGTTGGCCAGCGTGTGCAGGAATACATTCGTCAAGCGATGCCGCTGTTCGAGCCTATGGAAGCAGAGTACAACGCACCGATCTGCGAGAACACGTTTTCGCTCATGCTGCGCGCGGGGGCCTTTGGATCACCTATGGATATGCCGCGCGAACTTCAGGGCATGGGCTACGAGTTCGCCTTCGAATCACCGCTGCACGACGCGACCGAGAGACAGAAAGGTCAACGCTTCCTTGAGGCCAAGAGCATGATGGCCGAGGCAGTTGCGATCGACCCATCGGCTTCCGCGATCATCGACGTCAAGATCGCCTTCCGCGACGTGCTTCAAAGTATCGGGACGCCATCCAAGTGGATGCGTTCCGAGAATGATGTTGCTGCGATCGAGCAACAGCAGCAGCAGCAGCAACAAACTGCGCAATTACTTGACCAGATGCAGCAAGGCAGCGACATCGCCAAGACCATGGCTGAGGCACAGGCGCAGCAACCAACACAGGCACAAGCCGTTGTGTGATAACTAAAAGGAGCAGTAAAGATGAATACAACAACAAAAACTTGCAATGACCATGAATTAGCTAACTACATCGGAACTAAGCTGATAAAAGCCAAGGTACTGACCCGTGGAGAGTTTCACGATCTCGCGGGCACAACTTTGCCAGCGGGTGAAGACGGCGACGATGAAGGTTTTCTTGTCGTACACATAGGTTATGCCCCAAATCTTCCGGGGTATGAAGGCTATGTTAGCTGGCTGTCCAAAGCGCAGTTCGTGAAGGCTTACCATCGTACAGACGGCCTCAGTTTTGGCTTGGCTGTTGAAGCGGTACGCAAGGGCAAGAAGATCGCCCGTGCAGGATGGGCAGCTAGTAAACATTTGGCGTCGAATGACGCTGCATGGACTGTTACTAAAGCCGATATCCTTGCAGAAGATTGGAAGGTCGTAAGCTAAGGTGGAAGGTGCCCCAGACGGGGCGTTGATCAAGAGGGAGGTTCAAAAACTCTTTATCAACGGCGATAGAATCTCAGAGAAATCCATCACACATCTGGAGCAATAATATTTTAGCACTATCTTTATGGCCCCAAAGAAATTCGTAGAACCGCCAGCGTGTAACCCCGCCCCGTATGAGCTACCGGATATCTCAGCGCTACAAGCGCTGGCGGCAGGAGCGGCGGATTCTGAACAACAGAAGCGCGCGCTCGATTGGGTCATTACCCACGCCGCCGGGACCTACGATCTCGAGTATCGGAGCGACGCACGGGATCATGCTTTTGTCAGCGGTAGGCGCTTTGTGGGCCTACAAATCGTGAAGATGTTGAAGTTAAATTTGATGAAATTCAAGGAGAACAAACAGTCATAAATGAACCATCTGGTAGATGTGGCCGACGGCTTTCGTAAAACCGGCCGTTGGGACTATAAGTGGTGCCGCCGGAGCGCCTTTTAATCTACCAAATCCGGCATAAATTTAAGGAGATTAAAATGCCTGAATTCAAACCGGGTACCGTCGTGAAACTCCCGTCTTCTGATCAGTTAATGACGGTGCAACAAGTACGAAAGCACTTCTTAGGTGATGAATGTAGAACGATCCAATGTATTTGGATAACCGAGGGGCTTCTCAGATCAGGCGAGTTTCCTGAGACTGTGTTGAAGGTCGTGGAATTGAACTGAAAAACTTGGGCTACTTTCTGACCGGGATGTTTATCGGCACGACGATCGTGCTGGTGTGTAAAGCCGTAGAACTTTATTTTATTTTAAGACTGATTTATAACTACTAGGAGCATTAAAAATGAACAGAGATTTATCATTTGGGGGCGCTATTGCCTCACTGCGTAAAGGGGACAAGGTCGCGCGTAAAGGATGGAATGGGAAGGGCTTGTGGCTTGAGTTACAACTGCCGGACGCCAACAGTAAGATGACTTTGCCTTACATCTACATCAACTATCCGAGTGACGCGGTTAATACCCCCGGAGCGCGGGTTCCTTGGTTGGCCAGCCAAACAGACATGCTTACAGACGATTGGCACGTCGTAGCTTAAACCCGATTCCATAACAACTAGGAGCATTAAATGCCAGACGAAAACGCAGCACCCGAAACGACGGGGGACCCTGCGGGAACAGCAGAAGCCACCGGAACCGAAACGACAACAGAAACGGGCACCACTACCTCAACAGAAACATCCGCAGCAGGAACGCCAACTACGACAGAAGCGCCCGTCTACGAGGATTGGGCAACCAAGCGCTCGAAGTACGCTAACGGCGACGCCAAGCTATTAGCCCGGCTATCTCGATACTCCTCCGAGAAGGATGCGATGGATGCCCTTATCGCAGCGCAGAACCGGATATCGAGTGGGGAACTCATGTCCGCGCTGCCGGAGAACCCAACGCCGGAAGAACTTCAAAACTGGCGCGTGGAGAACGGGCTACCGGCGACGCCAAACGATTACGGCGTCAAGTTGCCGGACGGTACCGATCCGATAACGGCTGCGGACTTCTTCAAGACCGCGCACGACATGAACATGACCCCGGCGCAGGTATCGAAGATGGTCGAGTGGCGTCAGGCGATTGATCAGAAGATGGCTGACGATCGCGCGGAGCAGGATCGTGCTTCGCAAAACGCGGGGGAGGAAGTTCTCCGAAAGGATTGGGGCAGCGAGTACAAGCTGAACATCAATCTGATAACCGGCTTGCTTGATACCGCTCCCGCTGGCGTCAAGGATCAAATCATGGGAGGCCGGTTGGCCGACGGCACCAAGATCGGGAACGATCCGGCCACGTTGCGCTGGCTGGCTTCCCTCTCGCGCGAAATCAATCCGATGGCGACCGTGGTGCCCGGTTCCGGCGTAAATTCTGCGCAAGCGATCGAGAACGAACTGCAGAACATGCAGAAGATGATGGGCGATCCTACATCGGAATACTGGAAGGGGCCAAAGGCCGAGGCGATGCAGCAGCGGTACCGCGATCTCCTCACGGTTCAGAAAAAAGTGGCATAAGGTATTGACAACCCTAGCTAGTCGGCGTACTTTCGCGGCACAACACCGACTAGCAAGGCTCCATAGGTTTTGTTTGACTAATCCTCCCCGGAGGGCACCTAGTTAAGCAGGTCAGCGTGGATACCCCAAGCGAACGGATATGAAGCTATATCTTTAACTTATGGAGGGTAGACCATGTCTGACCACGCATATCAAACGCAGTACCGACAAGAATTTATCGCCGGGTTCGAGCAAAGGCAATCCTTAGTTCGCAACACCGTCACTACCGAGTCCGTCATAAAGGGTAATCAGGCCGTATTTCTGGTCGCTGACTCCGGCAACGCACAGGCTGTAACCCGTGGGTTGAATGGCCTGATCCCTGCTCGTTCCGATAACCTGAACCAGAACACCGCTACCTTGCTTGAATGGCACGATCTGGTACGTCGTACTCAGTTCAATATCTTCGCGTCCCAAGGCGATGGCCGCAGGATCATGCAAGAAACCACGATGGCCGTTATCAATCGTAAAGTCGATGAGGACATCATCAACGAGTTGGCTACCGCTACGCAAGACACCGGCGCGACACAAACAGGTAGCTTGGCGCTGGTCATGTACGCCCAAGCTGTCCTCGGTAATAACGCTGTCCCTTTGGATGGCAATATCTCCGCGCTGATTACCCCCGCGTTCCATGCGTACTTGATGCAGACCAAGGAATTCGCAAGCGTGGATTATGTGAACAACAAACCGTTCACGAACCAGTTGTTACAATACCGTTGGGCAGGGATCAACTTCATCGTTCACCCTAACCTTCCGGGCAAGGGCACCGCTGCGGAGAAGACCTTCATGTATCACAAGAACGCCATCGGCCAAGCCATTAACACCGGCGGAATCGATACAGCGGTTGACTACGAGAAAGAGCACGACTACTCGTATGCGCGTAGCACCGTGTTCATGGGTTCCAAGCTGCTTCAGAACTCAGGCGTTGTACAGATGCTCCATGACGGTTCTGCCTTTAACCCTAACCTTTAAGGAGAACACGACATGACATACGCATTAGACAATCCACCAGCGCTTATCAGCTTCCCGATCGCAGGACCGGGTCGTATCTGGATTTATCGTTCCACCGATCCCGCTGCAACCGTCGCCGGTGTTGATTACATCATCAACGGCCAGCAATTAGGCATGCAGGTCGGTGACATCGTGATCGTAACGGATACCGATACTGGAACGGCGATCACGTTCCATAGAGTCGCGGTAGCTTCTACCACTACGAAAGGGGTCACTCTTTCCGCTGGTACTGCGATCGCCGCAGACGTGGCAGCGTCTCCTCCTGTTGGAGAGCAGCCCACCCCCGGAAACGAACTTCCAGAAGGGCCACCTCCTGTGATCGATAACACGCTTCCGCCAGAGGAACCTCCTGCCGAGTAACAACTGCTTTCTTGTCTGTCATGGTAGGATATTCGGGCGCTCTTAAAACAGCGCCCGTTTTCATACAATTAGAGGAAGATGAACATGACCGAAACCGCACAAACAGAAGAAGCAAAAGTCCCTGTTAAGAAAACCATCAAGACCTTAGCCCCCAAGCTGACTCCCGACCGTTTCAAGGCGGCTGAATTTGTCCGCGTTATCTACGCTGTTACCCCCGCTGTAAATACCGAACTAGATCATATTTTGAAGCCTGAATACTGGTCGCATGTCGCAGCCAGCTTGAGTCCTTTGTCGCGGATCGAAGTCGTGGCTGAAGACAACTCATGGTTCGCTGAGTTGATCGTTCTGTCCAGTGGCCTGAATTGGGCGAAGGTCAAGCTGCTCAGGTACATTCCTCTTGTGGATGGGTTCCCCGAGGAGAAGAAGCAGCAGGAGGACGATTTTGAAATACTCTACGCCGGGGTGAAGGCGCGTTTCCGCGTGATCCGCAAGAGTGACCGCGCGACGGTGAAGGAAGGTTTCCCGTCCCATCAGGAAGCGCTCAAGTGGGTGCGGGAGTACGAAATCAGCGCGCTTATCTAGGAGACAGGCATGGTTAATGGGAAACGTAAAGAAGTAGCCAAGTGCGGTCCGGCGGGGGCGCTTACAGTGGAAGACCTTCATAAACTGATTGATAGGGACGATTATCACCAGTTTGTAGGCACGCATACCGTGGCTTGTTGCCTGACTCTAAAGAACGGTTTTACCGTTGTAGGCGAAAGCACGATGTACGCCCCTGAACTTTTTAGTTATGAAATAGCGTTTAAACGCGCCTTTGATAGCGCTGTTGAAAAATTGTGGGTACTCGAAAGGTACCGGCTGCAACGCGCTAAGTGCTAAACAAGGAGAACTGCCATGGCCAATGATAAGTTAAGCTTATACAACGATGCCCTGAACATGATGGGGGAGCGTACTCTTGCTTCCCTCAATGAGAACAGGGAGCCTCGCCGGGTACTTGACGTCAACTGGCCAAAGGCGGTTAAGTATTGCCTTGAGCAGGGGCAGTGGAAGTTCGCGCTTCGTACTTCCAAACTGACCTTCTCCCCGAATGTTAATCCTGCTTTCGGCTATCGCCACGCTTTCGAGCGCCCGGATGATTGTGTGCGTACCGCCAAGATGTGTACCGATGAATACTTGAACGTGCCCTTGTTGAGCTACGGCGAGGAAGCGGGATGGTGGTTCGCTGATCTTGAGGAGATTTTCACAAGCTATGTCTCCGATCACGTTGACTTTGGCAATGACCTCGGTAACTGGCCGGAGACTTTTACTAAATATGTGGCCACTCATCTTGCCTCTGAATCCGCCTTGCGGATCACCCAAAGTGAGAAGATGGTTCTGAAGCTTGAAAAAGACCTCAAGACTGCGAAGAAAAACGCTCTCTCGAAGGACGCCCTGCAAGGCCCGACGCAGTTTTTACCCCAAGGGACTTGGGTCGGTTCACGGCAGGGTGATCGCAGAGGGGATCGTGGAAGCAGGAGTAGACTAATTGGCTAGGCAGAATATAGAACGCCTAGCGTTCAACCGGGGGGTAATCAGCCCCCTCGCTCTCGCCCGGGTAGATGTCAAGCGCGTGGCCTTGAGTGCCGAGATACAAGTGAATTGGATGCCCCGGGTACTTGGGCCTATGTCCCTCCGCCCGGGGTTTCAGTTTATTGGGGGCACCCATCTTCATCGCCCCGCTCGGCACATCCCTTTTGTCTTTTCAGTAAACGATACGGCCATCATCGAACTGACCGATCGTTTGATGCGGGTGCTTGTGAACGACGAGGAAGTAACGCGCCCGGAGAATGCCGACAGCATCCTGATCAACGGGGATTTCAATGTTGATCTCGCCGGGTGGACTGACTTCGATCAGGGCAGTTTCGCGACATCCGCATGGGTCGCTGGCGGGTTCATGTCGCTCTTGGGCGATGGCACCCTAGGCGCTGTCCGGGAGCAGACCGTGAACCTCTTGGGCAGCGGGGAGCACGCCTTGCGGGTTGTGGTCAGGTCGGGGGTGTTGGTTTTACGCGTGGGGTCAATCACTGGCGGGAACGAATACATACCGGATACCTACCTAGGCCCCGGGGTACATTCCCTTGCCTTTACCCCGACGGGTAATTTCTATGTGCGGCTGCTTAACCGGAACGACTCCTTCACGGTAGTGGATTCGGTTACGCTCGAAACGCCCGGGTCGATGATGGTTCCGACGCCATGGGCTGAGTCTGACTTATCCAAGATCAGGTATGTGCAGTCGGGGGACACCATCTTTGTGGCCTGTGAGGGCGTCCCTCCGACGAAGATCGAGCGTCGGGGGAAGACGAGTTGGTCTGTTGTGGCCTTCCTGCCGGATGATGGTCCCTTCATGGTGGAGAACCTGACGTCGATTACGATGGCGTCAACGTCAATCACCGGACAGACCACGCTGAACGCTTCCGGGGCGTACTTCACTCCGGCGAATGTCGGCTCCCTTTTCAGTTTGCAGTCGAGCGGTCAGGTGCGGGATAAAGCGATTTCGGCTGCGAACGTGTTCACTGATCCGATCGAGATTACAGGGCTGACTATTGACCGGAACCTACATATCGCAACGTCAGGAACGTGGGTTGCGACGCTCACCTTGCAGCGCTCGGTCGGCGCTCCGGGAGGGTGGATCGACGTCACGAACTACACCACTAATCAGAATGTTGATTACAACGACGGCCTCGATAACCAGATCGTGTACTACCGCTTGGGCGCTAAGACGGGCAACTTCACTTCCGGCATGGCCTTGGTAACGTTGTCCTTTCCCCACGGCTCGATCACGGGCGTTATCAGGACGACGGCCTATATCAGTTCTACTCAGATGATAGGCGACATCATTAGCGATATCGGCTCCCTTGTTCCTGTCACTACATGGGCGGAAAGTGCGTGGTCTGTGCGTCGCGGATTTCCCTCTGCCGTGGCCATCCATGAGGGTCGGCTATGGTGGGCGGGTAAGGACAGGATATGGGGTTCTGCCAGTGATGCCTACTACACCTATGGCCTCGCTACTGTTGAGGGCGACGCTGGCGCGATCTCCCGTTCGATCGGGATCGGTCCCGTCGATACGATCAACTGGCTGATCTCCGCTGAAGGCTTGATCATGGGCGGCTTTGGCAGCGAGTTCATATGTCGGTCGAGCAGTCTGGACGAGCCGATCACCCCGTCGAATTTCAAGATCAAGAGGGGCACAACCGTAGGCTCCGCGCAGGTCGATCCTATCCTCATCGATGCAAGCGTCATGTTCGTGGATCGTACCCTCGGGCGCGTGTATGAACTGACCACGGAGTCCTTCGGGGCGACCTATGCCATCAAGGAACTGACAGCGCTTACTCCCGAGATCGGACGCCCGGGGGTAGTGCGTACAGCAGTACAGCGCAAGATTGATACGCGGATACATTGTGTACTCGCCGACGGTTCTGCGGTCGTGATGATCTTCGACAAGCTGGAGGAAGTTAATTGCTGGGTAAAAGTCCAGACTTTCGGTGCTATTGAAGACGTTGTAGTGCTCCCTTCAGCAGGTTCCGAGGAGGACATTGTCTATTATGTCGTGCGGCGCAACATCAACGGGCAGACACGACGCTATCTGGAGAAGTGGGCGTTGACCAGCGAGTGCGAAGGCGGCGCGCTGAACAAGCAAGCCGACTCGTTCATCGTTTTTTCAGGGCCTGAACCGGCGCAGTTGATCACCGGGTTAGATCATCTGGAGGGCGAGTTCGTTGTCGCGTGGGGGGATGGCCGCGATCTCGGGGGCGGTCAGGTTATCAACGGCGCGATAAGTTTGCCCGTTCTGGTGAATTACGCAGTCATCGGCGTTTCTTACTCGGCTACCTTCGTGAGCACCAAGCTGGCTTATGCAGCGCAAAGCGGCAGCGCGCTCACGCAGAAGAAGCGCCTCGATCATCTCGGGCTGATCCTTCGCAATACACACTACCAAGGACTGCAGTACGGCGATTCGTTCTACGCCCTTGATGACTTGCCGCTGGTCGAAGAAGGGAGCGTGACCCCGGCAGATACGATTTGGGATTCTTACGACGCTGACTCGGTCGAGTTCAATGGGGTTTATGACACTGATTCCCGGCTGCATCTCAGGGCAAACTCTCCGCGTCCTTGCACGGTACTCGCTGCGGTATTCAGCATGAGCACATACGAAAAGTTATGAGGGGAAATTAAATGGGCGAACAGGTAGGGTCAGCGGTCGCCGGAAGCGCCGCACAAGCCGCCATCGGGGGCATGGCGTCGGGGGTCAAGGCCGGGGGGCAGATAGCTGGTGGCGCTGCCGCGCGGCGCGCGGGGGAGGCGAAGCAGAAAGCTTCCGAGTTTACCGCGCAGCAGCTTGAGCAGAACGCGGGGCAACAACAGGCAGCAAGCCAGCGCGCAGCGCAAGAGGAATTGCGCAAGAGTATGTTGCTTCAGTCGCGCGCTATAGCGGTTGCTGCAGCTTCAGGCGGGGGTGCGCTTGATCCTACCGTTGTAAGGCTTGTGGGTAGCCTCTCGAAAGAAGGCCAGCTTGCTTTCGATACTGCGATTTATGGCGGCGAGGAGCGCGCCCGGGGCATGGTCAACCAAGCGAAAGCCACGCGGTACGAAGGCGCGCAGCAAGCCCTTGCCGGGCGTGAGGCGGAGAAGGCCGCACGAATCGGTGCCGGTAGCACGATCCTGTCAGGCGCGATGAAGGATTGGGGTTCTGGTGGTTTTAATTTCGGTGGCGCGCCAGCCGACGACTCCGAGGTCGTGGTGAAAGCACCGATCTACGAGCGCTCATTTTACGATTAGGAAACAGACATGGCCGTCTTACCGGGAGCACAAGCAAGGTCTACGCCCGAACCTTCTACCTCAGTCGCGCAATATCGTGGCGGCATCGCAGAGAGCGCACAGCTTGCGACTGCGGAGTCGGTACAGTCTCTCGGGGGAGAACTTATCCAGAGGGCAGACGAGCATCGTAGGCAGTTAGACGAACTGCGCGTGATCGAAGCGGCCACCGCGCTGCGTCAAGGTGAACTTGATCTTACCTTCGATCCCCAGCACGGTTATCAAAACATCCGGGGCGGGGACGTGGTCAAGCGTCCGATCGTGGAGGAGTACGGCCAGAAGCACAAGGAGCTATCCGACAAGATCACCTCCACACTAAGCCCTCGCCAGCAGGAACAGTTCAAGCGGCACTCTGCCGGATCGGGCGTGAACTTTCAGGCACAGGTCATGCGGCACTCCATGGCGGAGTCCGAGAAGTATGGCGGCGATGTTTATAAGGCTGACTTGTTATCCCGCGCTGCGACCGCGTCGGCGTCGTACAAGAACCAGTTGATCACTGCGCAGCAGATCAACGGCGTGGATGAAGCGACCAATTACCGCATGCAGACCCTCGGGGTGAATGAAATCTCCCCCGCCCTCCGCGATGAGTTCGTGAAGGGCGCACGGGGAACAGTTCATACCGCTGTCATCGATGCCGCACTCAAGGCCGGGGACACCGAGTACGCCGATTCTTACTTCAAGGCGAACGGCAAGGACATGACTCTCGCGCAGTCCGACGCGGTCAAGGCGCAACTGCAACCGGCTACCGACTTCGCGAAGGCCAAAGGCATCGCGACTGAAGCGTTCCAGAAGAATCTGGCCGATCCAAAATACAACGCCACGGCGGATATTCTTGAGAAGTCCGGCACGAATAACCGCGTCGCAAGCGCAGCACATTCAATGTATCAGCAGTTCGTGCAGGAGAAGAAGCTTGCGGATACCGAGGCGCAAGGCACGGTGCTCAACACCTTCTACACCACGCCCGATCGCGCGACCATGAACTCGATTGTCGCAACCAAAGAGTTCAATGCGCTCAACGATACACAGAAGGCTGCGGTACGTCACACCATGCAGACGAGCGTGACCGCTGCCGAAAGTTTGGTGGCCTCTCAAACATGGCAGCAGGAGAGCCACGAAGCCATAAGAGAGAACAGGGAAGCCGCCGCCGCGAAGCGCGCTCAAGATGCTTTGAGCAATGACCCGGCGGTTATCGCGCGAGTCAACGCTGAGTTCAACGATCCAAACTTCAGGAAGAAAACGCCTGAGTATTTCTTGGGACTAGCGCCCGAGATCGGGATCGACTACGCCAAGCACTTGATTGCTGCACAGGCCAAAGCGGATAAGGAGTTCAATTCCTTCAAGATGAACCGCTACGAAGTTGATTCAGTCAAGACGGACTCGATCAAAAAGAATAAGAGCCAAGACAGAGCGGTTAATGAGATGGCCGAACTGCGCGGTCGTCAGTTCTATGAACAAAACGGTCGGCCTCCGACGCTGGAAGAACAGAAGAACATCATGCTTGAAATTGTCACTCAGAAGGTCGAAGTGCCGGGGCTGTTCTACGGCTTCAATGAAGAAGCACTGTACAAGCTGCCTCCAGCACAGCGCGCAGCTTACGATAGCCTTATACAAGCAGCGAGGAACGCAGGGCGACCAGACCCAACCGGCGAACAACTGGCAAAGGCGTGGAAGGTCATCGAGCCACGGTTGAAAACAGCAGGGCAGAACGCGGCCACCTTGGGCATACCGCCGGTACCTCCAACGACGAAGGTAACGCCCTCGACAACCGGGGCACCGGCAACGGGCGCGGGTACCGCCACAACCACGACAGCGGGTACGCCAGCCGCGTCGACTGAAGCGGTGAAAGCGCCCGAACCAACGGTAACGGCAACCGTACCTACGTTCGCGCTCGGGGGATCGGCACCGTCAACCGGGGTAGCGCCGGGGTTAGGCTCCGGCGGGGGTGCAGCGGCGTCTAAACTCACGCCTATGCCTGACGCGATCACGAAGAATATCGAGGTAGCGAAGACCGCAGCACCGGCAAGAGCGACAACGCCAGCACCGGTAGCGACCAAAGCAGAAACCAAGGCTCCGGCAGCGAATGAAGTTACGGCAACGATCAAGCCCCCCGCACCGGCGAAGGATGGTCTGGTCGAGAAGGGCAACATCGATCTCAAGAATCGTCCGATCGTGGAGGCCAACGACGGCAAGGTAAGCACTGTGCGCTCGATAAGTGTTGGTATCGATGGCAAGGAAGTTCTCATACCGACCGTCATCAATGGGGAGATTGTGAGCGACAAGGCCGCGATCGAGCACTACAAGAAGACGGGGGAGCACTTAGGCAAGTTCGAGACAGTGGAAGCGGCTAATACCTATGCCGAGAAGTTGCACAAGACTGAGGAAGCGCGGGTAGCGGAAGTTCGCAAGGCTTACGGGATATCGGAGAAGCCCTCCTTGGAAAAGCCAAAGCCAAAGTCAGCGGCCGTAGCCCAAGCGGAAACCGTTAAAGCTGAAGCAGCTACCGTCAAGGCCAAGGCCAAGGCTGCGGCTGACGCAGCAACGGCTGAACGCAAGGCGGCAGCGGCCAAGATCGACAAGACGCGCGCTGCAGAGAAAGCAGCAGCGGACGCCCTGACCGCCGAGATCGAGACGAAGAACAAGGCGGAAGCAGCGAAGCCCAAGTCTGAAACTATTATATCGGCTGCTTCTCCGGTGCCGAAAGTGGAGGTGAAGGAACTTGAGAAGGAAGCCCAAGTATTCAAGAAGGCTATCACTGAGAAAGCTGACGAAGCTGGCAGTAGTGATACCGCCAAGGCGATAGCGGAGAAGGCCGCGCTGGGCGCTGCTAAAGAAAAGCAGATGATCGATGAGGGCACCATTAAGGGCGGGGGAACTATCCTGCAACCACAAAAAACAGCAGGGGCTACCAAGCAGAAGCCGATCAGCTTCTCGGCGGCAAAGCGCGTTTCCGGCGAGGCTACTTATCAACTTCACGAAGGCACCTCACACAAGCACGGGTATGTATCCATCAATGCGCAACCCGGGGAGGATGTCCGCGCAATACAGGGCGGGGTCGTCATCTTTGCGGGGCAAGCCAACCGCTCCCACGGCAATGTCGTGATGGTAAAGCACACCGATGGGACGACGGCCGTCTACGGAAACAACAGCGAAACCTTGGTCAAGGCGGGTAAGTTAGTAAACAAGGGTGAGCACATCGGGGTAACAGAGGGCGGAGAAACCCGTTTTGAACTTGTTCATACAGGTAAGGACGGGCGCACTGTTTGGGACGACCCAAGGCCGATGATGGGCATGGGCGCTCCTAAGCCAGCGCCCAAAGCTAAAGGTAAAAAATAATGGCCGATATCGATTATCTGTCAGTGCTGGATCAGGTCACGGGCGGCTCCGCTACCGGCACCACTACAGAACCTTCGGCTGGTTTGCCTCCGGTTAAGGCTCCCGTCCTTCCTGTAACCGCACCGGCTGAAACTGCCATGGCTCCGGTACCTCGTACAGGCGCGATCGATTACCTGTCCATTCTGGACGAGGTCAGCAGCGACGTAAAAAAGAACACTCCCGATCCTCAGAAGATACACGAAGCCATTCTGACCTCTGCCGGGAAGAACCCTGACGAGGAGGCCAAGCGCCGGGAGATCGCCCGGCAGCTAGGCGTGGAGCCGGGTTCCTTACCGGCTTCCACGAAGGAAGCGCAGGAGATGCTGTTCCGCAAGAACAACGATCCTGCGGAGATGGCGCAGAAGACTCCGGCCACCGCGAAGTGGATGGAGAACAACGCAGCCGTCGGTCGGGGGGATGAAGGCTCCCTCAAGAAGATGGAGGTGGACTACAACATAATGAAGTATTTCGGTCAGACCTTGGAAACTGGAGGGCACAACATCGCCGCCGCAGCTACCAAGACCGCATCGATGCTTTTGAACTTCGTGGGTATGGGCGGCGACGCTGTTCTATCCGATGAGCAGATCGCGATCATCACCAAAGGGGATAAGGCTGAGTTTGAGAGGATACGTGCCGCCCTTCACCCGCTTGAGGAGATCGCCAGAAGTCAACAGGCGAAGGGCGAAGCAGTCATGCAAGGCGTGGACCCGGAGATGAAGGCAAGAACCGCTCCGCTCGAATACTTTACGCTCGACCCCCGGAAGGCTGCGTACTTCGACGGGGTCAAAGTGTTGGGCGATGTCTTCCAATCCCTGCCAAGTAGCTTGATGTTGATGGTCGCGGGGGCGGCAACAAGGGGCGCTGCGATCGCTGCGCGGACAAAGGCGCTGCTTGAGGGGGCTACATTAACGGAGGCGCGGGATTTAGCCATCGCCGCTGCCGTTAAAGCGGGTACCGCGATCGCGGGGATAGGTGAGGGCTTGGTGGCCTACGGTCAGCAGTCCACCAGCGTTGCATCCAAGATCGAGAAAATGGCTTTTGACAGAATCGCCAAGTCACCGGAGTTTCAGGAATACATCGCGCTCGGGTATGACCCGGAGGTTGCAAAAACGCTCACGGCGGGTCGGGCTGGTGAAGCTTCCGGCTTGATGAGTCTGGTCACGACCGGTGCGATCGCTGGCGTCGGCGGTAGGTTCTTGGGCAAGATCATAGGCGAGGGCGGCGCTCTCTTACCCCGGGCGCTCAAGGGTGGCGCGATCGAGGGCGGAGTAGAAGCACCCCAAAGCGGCTTCGAGCAGTTTGAAGAAAACGTCGCGACCAAGATTTACGCAAACCCGGCGCAATCACTCACGGAGAACGTAGCTGAAGCCACGGCGCAGGGCGCGATCCTCGGTCCCGTGGTCGGGGGACCTATGGCCGGGGCGTTCGGCAGCAATGTCTCGAAGGCGGATCAGGCACAGCAGGACCGTGCGACGCTGGAGGCGATCGTGAGCGCTTCAGCGGACAACGCGATCCTTTCCCGGTCGCCCCAAGCTTTCCAGAACTTCATCGACTTGATGACCGAGGAAGGGAAGATGGCCGAGGTGTACGTCGACACTGAAACCTTGGGCGAGATATTCAGGCAGACGGGCGTGAACGGGGAAGAACTGGCAAAGACCATGCCGGATGTTTTCGCGCAGATGAACGACCCCTTGAACGAAGGCGGCTCCATTCGGATCACGACCGGCGATCTGATCGCCAACGTCAGAACCCCCGAGGTTCTTGACTCGATACTGAACAACTCCAGAATCACGCCCGAGGGGATGACGTTCATCGAATCGGAGGTTTTCTTCCAGACGTTCAAGGAACAGGCAGCGGTCGCCGCAGCGAAGCAGGACTCACGGAAACAGCGCGAGATCGAACTGCGGGATATCCGCAACGAGATCGCAGACCAGCTAGTTGCTACCGGGCGCTACGACAAGTTCACGGCTAGAGCCAATGCCATACCGCTCTCAGAGTTCTACGCGGTGCAGTCACAACGTTTTGGGATGTCTCCGGCGGAGATGTTTGCTCAGTACCCTTATCAGGCACAGGCGGGAACTACAGCGCAAACTGAAGGGTTTGATCAAGCTGATAGAACACAAGCAAAAGTCGGTGGGGAAACCGCAGGGTCAAATGGGTACTTCTATAAAGGCGGACAGTTTTTACCGAGCACGAAAGCCGAACCGGGTAAATGGAAAGTCGGTAAAAAATGGATCGTATCTGGAAAAGAACTCGTCCCCCCCGGTGTTTTCGAAAATCAACCAACGCCCTTCAGCCGGTCTTTATTCTCGATGATCCAAGGTTTCGCTGTAACGGGCGATTCAGGTAAGTTAGAACTTAACCCTCGTCTTACCCAAGTTAACGGCGACACCCTCATAAGGCCCGGGGTGAAAGGCGTGTTGGGCAAGGAAGAACTCTCGTTACAAGAGATGTTCGACGCCTACAACAACGGTCAAAGGTGGTTCGACGTTAACCCTGACGCTGAGATAACTACTTCAAACATCCTTAAACAGGGCGATCTTCTTGGAGGATATGATCCTAGCGGGATGATGACGACCTTCTTCGAGGGCGCGAACCTGTCCACTGTGATCCATGAGAGCGGGCACTTCTACCTCGACGTCATGGGGAAACTCGCCGCCCGGCCAGATGCTCCGCAAACAGTAATCAACGATTTCAACGCGATCATGGATTGGTTCGGGGTGACGGCTGAACAATGGAACTCGATGTCCGTCGCTGAACAGACCCCGCACCATGAGCAGTTTGCGGAGTCCTTCGAGTTGTGGATGCTGGAGGGCAAAGCGCCGACGCTCAAGATGCAGCCGGTGTTCGTGCGCTTTAAGAACTGGATGTTGAGGGTCTACCAATCGGCGGAGGCTTTCCTCCGGTCACATCCTGCGGCCGGTAATCTGAACGACGAAGTGCGCGCTGTCTTCTCCCGCCTGATCGCAAGCGAGGAAGCGGTTGCGGAGGCCGAGGCCGCGCGCGGATATGTGCCCATCTTCCAGACGGCTGAACAGGCCGGGATGACAGAAGCCGAATACGCGGAGTATCTACGGCTCGATGAGGCCGCGACCCAAGAGGCCGTGGACACGGTACAGCGCCGCGCCATGCGCGACATGAAGTGGCTATCCAACGCCCGGAGCAAGGTACTGAAGCGTATCCAAGCGGAGGCCAAGGCGCTCCGCGACGTAATCCGGGCAGAGGTGACACAGGAGGTAATGAACGAGCCGATCAATCTTGCGCGGCATTTCCTGCGTACCGGCGAGATGATCGATGCGGCTACGGGCACCGTAACCCGCGCTGACAATTTCAAACTGAATACCGCCGCCATGAAGGAACTCTCCCCCGACGGGAAGATACCGCCGTACATGAAGCACTTGGTATCGCCCGACGGCGTTCACCCGAACTTGGTGGCCTCCATGTTCGACTTCGATTCGGCGGAGCAACTATTCTTCAATCTGGTCACGGCGGAAGACGCGCAGACCAAGATCGACGGGCTGACCGACGCGCGCATGCTGGAGCGCCACGGGGAGATGGTCGACGCCCAAGCGATCGAGGAAACCGTCAACGCTGCCATAGTGAACGAAGCCCGTACACGGTTCTTGGCCACCGGGTTGAGTATCCTCCTGAACGGCAGTGTTCCTGCGTCGCAGCTTGCCAAAGCCGCGAAGATCGCGGCGCAGGACGCGATCGCCAAGGTCAAGGTGCAGGACTTGCGCCCCAAGCAATACGAAGCGGCAGAATCCCGGGCGAACAAGGAAGCGCTGAAGTATGCAGCTTCAGACCCTGCACGGGCGATCCGCGCGCAGCGGACAGCGATAATCAACAACGCGCTCTACAAGGAAGCCATCGCCGTGCAGGAGGAGGTCGAGAACGACATCGTGCGCATGAAGGCCATGTCGCGTCCCTCCGCGCAGAAGGCCATGGGCGGGGAACATCTCATCCAACTTAATGCCCTGCTTGAACGCTTCGGCGTCAAGAGCCGTCAGACGTCGCAGACCGCAGTCGCACCCCGTCGTGATCTCGGGACGTACATACAGGCTACGGCTGACCAGAACGCGGCTATCGCGCCTACCGTCGCGCCGTGGATCGTCAGCGAACAGATATCGCAAGACTACAACACGCTCTCGATCACGGAGTTCCGCGAGTTGATGGACGCCGTGAAATCGATCGGTATCCTCGCAAGGCGGGAGCGCGATCAGTATATAAAAATCCGCGACCAGACCTTCGCGGAGGACAAGGCGACGGTACTGCAGCGCCTCCGGCAGTTCCACGGGAAACTATTCAATCCGAACGGCTCGATCAAAAAGGAGACTTATCAGAGCACTTCACAGAAGTCAGGGCTTTCGAGATTGGCCGGTGAGTTCGGCGCGCTGTTGATGAACGCAGAGGCCATCGTTCATGCGTTGGAAGGAGGTGAGTTCGGGGCGCTGCATGAGATGTTGCTCGGGCGCATGAGTGAGCGGACTGAGTGGAAGGCTACCCGGATGGAGGGTTTGCTCAAGAAGATCAAGGAACTTTACAAACCGTACAACCGTCTTGATCGCCGGGCGTTCAGCCGGGCGAACATCGTTCCCACTACGCTCAAGGACGCCAACGGCGCTCCGATCGTGCTGACCCGCGAGGAGGTCACAGTCATAGCGCTCCTGCACGGTAACGTCGAGGGACGGCAGCGCATGGAGGCCGCTTACGGCTGGAATGAGGACAAGCAACGGGAGATCATCGATCTGCTCGATGCGCGCGACGTCAAGCTTGTAAACGGGATATGGGAGATATTCGATAAGGATATCTGGCCTGAACTGGCGGCGCTGGATGAGCGCACCCGGGGGAAGGCAGCGCCCAAGGTAGAGGCCATGCCTTACCAGACCAAGAACGGGGGCATGACCGGCGGATATTTCAAGTTGAAATACGACTCGGAGCGGGGCGCAGCAGCCACCGGCGCTGGGGCAATCGATCAGATGCTCGGAGGCGACGCCGGAGGGATGGCTCCACGCACAGCGCAAGGCGCAAGTATCGCGCGGGTAGAAACCAGCAACAAACCGCCCAAGCTGACCATGAATATCTTTGCCGATACCGTGAGCGAAACCGTACATGACATCGCCTTCCGGGAGGCCGTGGCGGATACCTACAGGCTCCTGAAGGATGAGGATATCCAGACGGTTATCAAGAGGGCGTCATCGGAAAAAGAATACCGCGCCTTGGTCGGGCGTATCGAGAGCATAGCTACGCGCGCGCATCAACCGAACTCACCGTTCGAGCGCTTCTTCAATCAGGCGCGCAAGAACACGGTCACGGTATTGTTGTCCGGCTTCTATACCGCATTGCAGAACGTGCTCAATTTGGCTCCTTTGGCTGCAAGAGTCGGCGTGGCCAACACAGCGCTGGAGGCCATGCGAATGACCAGCGTACTCGGTCCTGCGGCATACCGCTTCGCCGTGGAGAGTTCACACTACCTGCGCAACCGGCACTTGAGTTACGACCGCGCCTTGCAGGAGGAGTCGAAGAAGCTGACCATCAACGAGCCTTTGATGCCAGCCATGTCGACTTGGTTGTGGCTAATGGGCAAGACTGACCAGCTAATGAGCGCGATCGCATGGAATGCCGCGTACAAGAAAGGCATGCGGGACTACGCGAACAACCACGACAAGGCCGTGTTGTTTGCCGATCATGTTGTCCGGCAGACGCAAGGCTCCGGGCGGGAACTGGATATCTCGCAGATGCAGGAAGGTCCGTATCGCCAATTGCTGACCATGTTCTACAGCTTCGCCGGTTCTCAGTTGAACCTGCAAATCCGGGCTGGCGTCATCGCCAAACGGAACTGGAACGAGGGGGAAAAACTCAAGGCTATTATGGTATTTATGAAGACCTTGGCCATGGTCGTGATACTCCCGGCGATTCTGAACGATCTGGCCTTGAGTCTTATGCGGGGTGATCCGGGGGAGGAAGAACCAGAGGATTGGGTCAAGCGCTTCGGGCGGGACGCCATGCTGTACCAGATGAGTTTCATCCCGGTCTTGCGCGAGATCGGCCCTTATGTGTGGCGCAGTTTCGATGACGATCTCGCTTCCTTCGGATACAAGATGTCGCCGGTCGTATCGGCGGTAGAAGGGGCGCGGCTCGGTGTGAAATCCGGTATAGACCTTTACAAGGATGAGGGCGATGAAAAGAGCGTAGGCAACGCTATCATGGGCGTAAGCTACCTGCTCGGACTGCCCGGTACCCCGATCAAGAACGCCGTGGTCGGCACCGGCGCGTTCATGGACGATACCGGCGGACCGCAGGGAATACTATTCGGCCCACCTAAAGAGCGGAAATAACTTAAGGAGAAAATCATGGCAGGACAACAGGACAGGATAGCAGGACTGATCGGAACGCTAGGGATGAAGGCTCCGTGCCGGGTGGCCAGCAATGTAAACCTAACGTTGTTCGGTGCTCAGATAGTCGATGGTGCCGGGCCATTTACGGACGGGGAACGCATACTGGTCAAGGCGCAGACCAACCCGATCGAGAACGGCATCTATCTCTATAACACCACGGCCGAGTGGGAGCGCGCGCCTGACTTCGACGGTTCGCGGGACATCATGCGCGGGACGTGCATCCCGGTTCCGGGGGGCGTTACCAACCCCAACACTCTCTGGATGCTCACTCAGCCAAATGCTCCCATCATCGGCACCTCTCCCCTTACGTTTGTATTGATCGCGGGGGCATCGTACTTAGGCAGCGGGGGCAGCGGCGGGGGAGGACAAGCCCTTAACGTCAGCCCGTTCATGCTGACGATGCTCGATGATATCGATGCGGGGGTAGCGCGCGCAACAATCAACGCGGCCAATCTGACAGGTGACATAGGCACGGATTTCAGGGTCAGGAACCTGTTTGTAAGGGACGCTGTCTTCCTCCCCAGCGGAAGCGTGGTGAACCCCTCCGGGTACCTCGGCCTCGGCAATAACAATCCCCTAAGCTGGCTCCACGTTGCGGACGTAGCGACCTCTCCGAACCGGCATGCCGCTCGGATAGAGCGCGTGGCCAACCATACAGGGGGCGCAGCGGGGACGGTAGCTGCAGCCCTGCAAGTGCTGAACATCGTCCAAGCTTCCACGACGAATCGTGAGTTCGGGGTTTACTCAATACTTGAGAATTACGCGCTGGGGAACTACAACATCTCGGGGTACTTCGGGGTAAACAAGCGCGCTGCCGGGCATTCTCAAGCGGGGGCGTTCGAGGCCAAGGACTTCACGACGCTGCCCGACCCCTCGGGGACCCTCAACGCCATAACCGCTTCCCTGTACGCCAACGGTACAGACGCCTTCGGTACCCGTATCGGTATCGAACTGGTGACGCTCCGGGCGAACCCCGGCGGGACGATTGCGACGATAACCGCCGGGCTACGGATCGGTGCCTACGATGGTGATCCGGGCGGGTCTTACTTCATAAACGGTATCCGGCTGAACTCCGATATGCAGACCGGGATACTTATTAACACCTCCGGCGCTCACACCATCCACGGTATATGGGACGCCAGCAATAAGCCCATCGGTATCAAGTTGTCCGGTACCTACAGCACCGGCGCAATAGTTCTGAACGCCGGGGGGAAACTTCTGTTCGATCCGCAAGGTGCTTGTGTAAGCGCTAATGCCTCCTTCAAGGACATCGTCGGCTTTGAAAATTGCTGGGTAAACTTCCAACAGGGCTTCGGCGTAAGCGGCGGTGCGACCAACATCGCCGCTTCAGCTACTGCCGGGAACAGTGGGGGCCTCCCGGTGCAGACGAGCGGCTACTTGAGATTTAAGATCGATGGTGTTATCTATAAGCTGCCTTACTACAACAACTAAAGGAGATTAAATGTTTCAGATAAATGTGACCGAGGAGGACGTGCAATTCATTAATGAAGCAGCCAGCATCTTGATGCCGATGTATAAGGCGCAGCAGTTTTTAGGGCGGATCAATGGGCAGGTGCAAAGATGTAATCAGGAGATGCAGGAAAAAGCGAAGATGGATCAGGATGTTTTGGTCGCTGACAGAATAGCAGCGGCGCTCAAAGAAAATAACAATCGTGTCGTGGATTTTCCTCACGGAGAAGAACATAAGCCATCGACTATTTTAGATTAGATAGGAGAAACTAAAACATGGGTATCTTTAAAGGAACATTCGCAGGAGCAATGGACTCATTACGCGAGGGCAAGCATGTCGCCCGGCGCGCGTGGGATGAAGACTATGGGTATCTGGAATTCGTGGCCGAGGTGCCGGAGACAGGTGCGCAGGCGCACGTTGTTCGGATCACGCCCGACGGTGAACGGCACTCTTGGCCAGCAGAAACCGTTCTCTCTTTGCCGATCACGTTTACGGCAGACGTGATCCTCGCTCACGACTACTATGTTGTGGAAGACGAAAGCGAACCTAAGTGCTAAGGTAGCTTAAGCCTGTCACGGCAGGGCGCGCAAGCGCCCCGTACCAGCCGCAAGGAGTGTTCGCCGCAGAGGGGGCACTCCCCCTCCTCCCCCTTCGGTATCTTCGCAGCAGCCGCCCTGACCGCAGCGACCGCTACGGTATTCGTTAGTTCTACCCTCTCCCCTGTTATGTCCGCATGATCAGCCATTAGAATTTCCTCTCCCATTTAACGCGGGTACAGTGGTTGGCCAAGGCGTCGGCAATGCCTGTCTCAGCGGTATTGAGGTCTACGTCACAAGCATAGAACTGAACCGGCATGAAGTGCTTGGCATCCTCTTTTGATGGATGGATCAGGTACCCCAACAAGAACGCGAACACCATCCCCGTGCATACTGCTAATTGTCCTGTTAATGTCATGCTTAATTCCTCCTAGTTATTTAGTCCTGTGACGCCACACATCCCACAACACGTACAGTGCGATCACGATCCATATCCCCCATAGTCCAATCCCTACCAGTTCTCCATTGGTCAGATTCATTCCTGCCTCCTTTTCATTGCCTCCAGTAGCACCTCCATAACGCTTTTCTTACCGTCGGTCCGGGCGATCACATCCTCATCTATCGTCCCCCGGGCGATGATATTGTGAACGAAAACCGATCTCTTGAAACCTTCCTGTTCCTGCCGGACGGGGCCTATCCGTTCAAGAATCTGCAGCCGATTCTCAAGGTTCCAATCGTGCGTGAAGTACACCAGTGTGCGGCCTCCATGTTGAAGGTTCAGCCCATGGCCAGCCGATTTTGGGTGCAGGAACAGGAGAGGTATCTTGCATGCGTTCCAATCGGCTTGGGTCTTCGGGCTGTCATCGAACACGCGGCCAGCCGGGAAAGCCTTGAGCAACCGGGCGAGATCGCTCCTGAAGTGGTAGGCGACAAGTATGGGTTCACCCCCGGACTCCTCGATGATCTCCTCTAGCGCCTGAAGCTTGATGTCGTGAACCTCCTTCCAATCCTTCGATTTCGGGTGGTAGTCATCATCAACATCCGGGTCGAGATACACAGCGCCGGAGGCTAGCTGCAACAGCTTCTGCGTCTTGCTGGCAGCGTTGACCGCTTCGACTTGCCTCTCGCCTAACTGGATGAACATCTTCTTCTCCATCTCACGGTAGAGTTTTCTCGCCTTCGGCGGGATGTCGACATAGATGTTGTTGACGATCGGCTCCTCCAGATCAAACCAATCCTTCATGTCGATGGTCAGGCACACGTCCTTGAGGCGTTCCTGAATCTCGGCCTGTGCGTGGGGCATCGGCACCAGTGGACCCTCACCGTACTCCGGCGGCCTGAACCAGCGCTGCTTGAAAGCCTCGTAGCTATGCCCTAGGCGCGCTCCCTGATCGACGAACCAAAGCTGACCCCACAAGTCGAGCAGCCCGTTGGGGGATGGCGTACCCGTCAGGAGATCGATCTGCTTGATCTTGGTATGCGCGATGCTGCCCAAGGCGCGCGCACGGGCGCCGCCCTGCTTCAGACGGAAGGACTTCAGCCGGGTGCTCTCATCGATCACGACATGCTCGAACGGCCACTTCGATCCGTAGTATTCAACCAGCCATACGAGGTTTTCGAAATTGATCGTATATACGCTGGCGTCATACTTCAGCGCCCGGCGGCGCTCATCCTCTGAACCCATGATCGGCATGACGGTGATCTGTTTGAGGTGCGACCACTTCCTCGCCTCCTCCGGCCACGTTGTCGTGGCCACGCGTTTCGGTGCGATGACGAGCACCGGCTTGTCATTCCCGGCGATGAAGCGGATGTCGATCGCGGTGTACGTCGCAACCGTCTTGCCTGATCCCATCCCTGCCCATGTGCAGCAGCGGGGCAGGCGTAGCTGGTGCTGCACGATCATGCCCTGATAGGGGCGGGGCGTGTACAGCTTGCGCGGCGGCAATATGATCCGGCTCATCTCGGCACCCTGAGTGAATTGAGGTGATAAGTAACCATGCCTTCTCCGGTACGATGGTCGAACTCACTGGCTGTTTGGACTGCGGTCATTGCCTCGTAGCCAAGGTTCATCGTCGCCAAGGCGTAGTCACGGCCTGATCCGATGGCGTGGTACGGAAAAGTCGCCCCCCGAGAACGCGAAAACCGAGTGACCTTCTGGTAGGCGCTGCCGGACATGTACCATGCGTTGCCTTCGACGTTGCAGACCATAATGCTTATGTCGCTCTTGTCTGGATCATAGTCAGGGTAGCCAAGTTGCAGGACGTCAAACAGCCCCTCGTCTTTCACCGTGCGCCAATACCTCTCGACGAGGTGAACAGACCCGGCGAAGCCGATGTAGTAATCAAGGCCACGGCGTATCTTGTCCTCTACCGTGGACGTCAAGCCCCAAGCATCGACGCACAGGGTATCCGCCACGATCATGCTGCCGTCAAACGCGATGGTTGTCATTGTCGACCCCCTCGAACAATCTCTTGCGGATATCATCGAGCACTACCCTGCGCAGATTATTGTGAATGAAGTCGAGCATCGACGGTGGGGTCAACTCGTACCGATCGATGTTTAAGTACACCTCGGCGTGAAACAATTCCCCCTCGATCTCAACTTCCAACTCGGACTGATAGCCGAGCACATCACCCCCCGCTCCTCTGACCGGGGAAAAGCGAACCTCCTTTGATACCCTCATCTTTTAATCTCCTCAAAAATCTCCTCGAAAAAATCCTCGATAGCTTCATAGCTGTCCAGTACACGGACATCCACCCCTTGCAATCTCAAACGCGCAATCTCTCGCTGTTGATGATCTTCCAACTCCCCCTCCGGGCGCTTCAGTTCAACTAAGTGCGCCCCGTTAAAGGCCACGAACCAATCCGGTGCTCCCTTCCTTTGGTACCACGTCACCTTGCGAACTAATGCGCCATACTGCTTGGCCACCTTCAGCAGATAGTCCCTGATATCTCCTTCCAGAATCGGCTTGTCCTTCATGGCTATCCCTTTCGGTAACGATAAGTCTCGAAGCCCTTGGCCGCTAACGGTATGTCCGGTGCCCACCTCGGATTGGCAGACAGTATCCGGCTCAGTCCCTCCGCGCTGAACTCGTCACTGTCAGGCACCTCAGTGATGAACTCGTCATGTACTTCCAACACGATCCTGTACCCTGCCTGTTCGATGTTGAACTTCGAGCAGTAGAAGACATCCCGCGCGAACGCTTGGGTAATGTTCTCCACCAGCTTGCCCCCGTAGGTACTGATCTTTCCCCACTTGTGACTGAACTGGTTGACGCCGTCGTAGCTGATCTTGCCCTTGTCATCTACCCTTGGTGCCGGGTAGCAGAGCGCGCGACCGGAGGGCAGGATGATCCTGAGCCATTCGCCGGTGCGCCTCATCCGTACACGGCGGCAGGTAAACGATATGCCCGGCTCCCTGATCGCCATGATTGTCGCTTCCCGAACGTCCTGCCAAAACGCGACGATCTCGGGGTGTTGCGCCCTCCACATGCGCTTCAATGAATCACAGGCGCAGAACACGTCAAGGCTCAGGCCGTAGGTCGTGCGTTTGGTTTTCTTGCACCAGTACCAGAACTTGACCGCCTCGTTCCAGACGCTCTCCGGTATGCTGGGTATGGCCATCCGTGACATGTGATCGAGATCAATGCGGTACGTCGCGGCTCCCGTGAGGAAGGCACCGACCCCTCCCTCGTAACCTAGCATCAACTCCATGACCTTACCGATCTGACGCTTGTCACCTATCGCTTCCGAGGGCGGTACCCCGAAGGCTTTGCCATAGGAAACCTGATACAAGTCCTCAGTCAGCCCCGCGTCGTAATCCATGAAGGCTTGCAGCTTCCACTTCTCTTTGGCCAAGTACGCCACGCCACGACCCTCGATGTTAGACAGATCAGATACGACCAGCTTCATGCCCGGAGCCGCCACGATGCACCCCCGCAGCGCGTTAGAAGTGATCGACATGACGTTAGGGTAGATGATGTCAGCGCAGTCGGCCTTGATCGCCTCTATACCCACATCGATCTCCTCTGCCTTCATGTCCGGCCTTGGGAAGTTCTGCGGCTGCACGGTGCGCCCCGCTGCCCTGCCGGTACGTCCTGCGCCGTCGAACTGTATGGTGCCGCACAGACGGCCGTTAGTTTGCCCTTTAATAATCTTGTTATACTTTGCCGTGCTGGTGGTCGAAGTCTGAAGTCTTACCCTGACCAACTCCTTCAGGGCTTCCGGGATTTCTGGATCAGCCAGCACTTTTTCTAAAGTGTCTTTGGTCATGTCGGGAAGCGAGAACCCGTACTCCTCAAGGATGTACGCTAGTAGAACGTCTCGCTGCGTAGCACTCTCAACCGCGCCGTTGGTCATCTCATTGGTTCGGCATTTGAGAGCCTTCTGTTCCAGATTGACGGCACGGAGCGCGGCGTGAGCGAGGCCAAGATCAACGGTAAATCCCCGGTCGTTGATTTCCTGATCCAGATGCCAGAGCGCTAATTCATTTCCCTTGTAATTCCAGATTGGCATCTTCCGCGCGATCTCGCGCATGGCTGCGGTATCGTTAATCGCGTACTTCATAAAAGTAGCCCAATCTTCGGGGTGCGTGAAGCGCGTCGCACGGCGTATCTTGACGTTCTTTGGACGAGGTTTGCAGAATAGATGGATCAGTCGGGTGCCGTCCTTCATCTTGGCTAGGTCATCTTCCACCTTGAATATCTGGCAAAGCTTGTCTAGAGAGCCGGGCAGCGCTAGCGACAGCGCTTGCACCATCGTGTCCCGCCAGCGCGGGATCGGTATTTGAATCTTGGTATTGCTGGCATAGCGCAGCACGTTGCGGTCGAACATGCTGTTGTGCGCAGTCACAAGCCGCTCGGGATCGCGCAGCGCGCACATGAGATCGGGCACGTCATACGGGTGCTCACCGGCGGTCAGATCAAGCCCTAGCACGGGGCCATCGTCGATGGCATAGGTCAGGATCATCACCTCGCAAGTGGTAGCGTAGGCGTAGGTACCATTAGCGATCGGTATGCTGTTGAATGTTTCGGTATCGAGCCAGATCACTTTTAAATTCCTAGTTAAAGAAGTAAGAGGAACCTTTAGGGTTCCTCGTACATGGTCGTTGGGCTGATTTCCGGTTTTTAATTTAAGGTGCCACGCGGTTTATGCACAGTAAACGAAGCTGTGTTACACGAGATGGGTTCCGTATACCTAGCTCATCAGCCCCCATCAGGCGTGTGACCAACACGCTCATTTTAGGAAGGCACCCCCGTTAAAATTCTATATGAGATCGTCAACATCACCATCATCCTCGTCGCCGCTGTCCGAGAGATCGGGGAAGGAGTCAGCCGGTGCCGGTGCGCCGCCGCCAAAGGCGTCGCCGTCTGAATGAAACTGGACGCCGGTCAGGGTAGCGTTTATCCGCTTGCCGAACTTGGCATCATCCTGCGCCCATATATCGACGATGGCGTTGACGTAGCAACCGGCATAGGGTTTCCCGTCGTTGGCAGTCAACGGCTGGCGACGGCCATCGATCACGGTCGGGCGGTTCTTGTTGTACGAACTCAAGAAGTATTTATCTTCGAAGCCTTGGAATACTTGCCCGGCGCTGCTCGTCTTCTCGCGCTCACCGTAGGCAACTTTCTCCTTGCGCTTCAGTTCTTCCAGAGTCTTCTCACCCTTGGCTTTCCACTTGGTCGTAGCCACCTCCTCCATAGCTGCCTCGATAGCCTTGGCATTTTTGCTGTCCGGGTCGATGATGAACGTCGCACCGTAGCGCGGGGTACCTTCGTCAATCGACTTCGCCTCAAACAGGTTAGGAAAGGCCAGCCTTACTTTATTCAAAGTTACCATTGCCATGTTTCTTCTCCTTGAGATTAACTATTACAGATTATCGATTACAGTAAATCGTCCACACTTTCAGACTTGTCACTGATTACTTCAAACTGCTCTGCGACATGCGTCAATGCAGGGCGCTTGTCGGTCGCAGGTACTACAGTCTTACCACCCGGCTTGCGGGTAATAAGTCCTTGCAGCTTCGGCCATTGGCGGTCGCCAATGATCTTCGCTTTGAACAGCTTCTCAGCTTGCGGCGCCGTCACAAGCTTCTTGTTGTACATGTGTTCTTCCTTGATCTTCATGCGCTTCAATTCAGCTTCGGCAGCGGCAACATTGACCCACTCCCGGTTGCCCTCGTTACCTTGAACTACCTTCCAATCGGCAAGCTGGCCGTTCTGTTCCAGAAGATACCAATCCCGCGTATCCTCGACGGCCTTGACCCATTGCTTCACCAGAGGCAAGCAGTTGGCCATGCTGTTGAGTTGCTCCGGCGTGTAGCTTTTGACGAAGTGATCCACTTGGCCAATCATGGTCGCACCGGGCACGCCCTCCATCCCCTCCTGAATTTCCTCGAACTGAGATATGACGAGGGCATCGGTCGCCTTATTGAACGCCGGACACTGAAGCTTGGCACGGCAGAACTTGCACTGCGCCTCACCGGGGGTCAGGTACTTTTCAGCGATCGAGCCATCCTCCTCCCGGAAGACTGACCAGACTCGGTTTGCGGCAAGCTTCACCTCATCCGCGAAGTCCATCAACTCATCGATCTCCATCACGAACTCAGCCGGATCGTCAAACACGCGAGGCTGGTGGATAACCATCCTGACCCGCTTGAAGTCCTGCACCAGACTGTGTTCGTTGTACGCAGCCAAGGCGTAGATCATCAACTGCCGATTGCCGACCACGGATACCGGCGTGTGGCCGTATTTCAGATCGATGATGACCAGTTCCTCCGGCTTGACGATGTGCGTGTCTAGAGTGCCGACTGCCTCCGGCTCCCCCGTGAGGTGTGAGATATCGAGCGCGTACTCAACGTACACCTCGCCCTCCTCGCCGTGATTGAGAACGTAGTCCATGTACGACTGAATGTAGTCAACCATATCCTGATCGACCTCGAACTCATTGCGCGCCTTGATACCGGCAACGCCACCAAGTTTCCATGTACATGTATCTTCATTATCTGCGCTCACCCCCACGGCGATGATTTTGCCTAAGTGAACATTCGCATTGACCTCCGCGATCAAACTTTCGGAAGCCAAGAAGTGAGCAGCCGTGCCTTCATCCGCAGCCTTCGACGGATGATCGGGCAACCCCTTCTCCATGTGCATCTTGCCGACGCAGACCATCCAGCCATCTGCGCCGGATGGCGACAACTTCGCATGGGCACCCATTACTTTGCCTCTTTTGCTTTGTTGATAGCTTTGGACAGCGCGATCTCAAGATCAACGTACCGATCGGCGGGGACTTTAGGCAAGCGATCGCCGCCGAACTTGCTGATCAATGCGATCGTAGCGTCACGTCCGACCAAGCTGCCAAGTTCGGTAACTAATACGCCCAAGGATTTCTGCGTAACTTTCTCGGGATTGTCATCGCCCTCAGCGTCTGGATCGGAATCAGGAGCGGGTACAGCCTTTGGTTTTGCAGCAGCCGCAGGGTCAGCGCCCTTCGGTTTAGCGGGGGTCTTTGCCGGTTTCTCTTGAGCTTCGTTTTTGGCAGCAGAGTTTTCTGGTGGACCTTCCTTGAGAAACGGAAGGGTTGGAATCTTCGCGATCAGTCTTTCGAGATTAGTGTTTAGTTTTCCGAATGTTACGTTCAGACCTTCGAGATTAGCGTTTATTTTTCCTAATTGATCTTCGAGTGACATGGTGCTTCCTTTCCTAGTAGTGGTTAAAGATTAGAGATTATCAATACGAACTCCTAGTTTAGCAGCAGCTAAGAATTCGTCAAGTCTTATTTCAGCGTACTCGCTCTAGATGGCGCTCCGACGCGTAGATGCCCTCCTCACATTGCGGCCTTGCCAGCACATTTTCCATGCGCAGCGACGTCCGCAGTCTGCGTATGCGGTTTGCATGGCACTGAGCAAGCGCCGCGTAGTGGTCGACGTGCGTCATGGCGTGGAGGAAATCGTGCTCGGCATGCTGCAACTCATTCGACATCTGCTCCTTGAGCGACGGCTCTACCAGCTTCAATAGTTTCTTTACTATCCCGATCATTTTTAGTGCCCCCCTTCGGCTTTTTTGGCTTCTTCCATGACTACCCACTTCGCCCGTTCCAGTGCGCCCACCATGACAAGACGACCGTGGTCCAGTTCAACGCTTTCAGCTTCGGTAGTCAGTCTTCCGTCCTCGAACAGCTTGATCTCGATCCTCAGTTTAAGCTTTGCTTCACCCATTTCTGCTTCACTCATTTAGTTCTCCTCGATAATGTCAAACATATTGGTCACGTCACAGGTGTGAAAATTATCCCCGTCCCGCAACCGCCAGCCCTGCTCTGTCTCCTCCCAAAACAAGTTCTTCTTACCGCAGCGACGACACTTTAAGTTAGGTCGATCCTTAACGTAGTAATACTTATCTTTATCGTCGAAGCCGTACCAACGATCAAGCATCTCGTCAGCGATATCGCCCATAGGTCAACCCCCCATATTGTTTAATTGAGGAAAAAAAAGGGGGTAGTTGCGCTGCTCGATGTCATCCTGACAGCGCTGCGCCCCGTTCCTGCGGCCTGATCGGTAGGCCATGCTGCTCATTATCATGGCCGTCTTTACCCTCTCACAGATCGCGATGCACTCTGCGCGCTCGTCCCTGATCGCCCGGTCGAACAGGTAGCACAAGTCCCTGAACGAGGCGTCGTGCATGACCTCCTCCAACGGCGGCATACTATTGTCGGGCATCTCTTGAAATATGCGGTACACATACTGCTCGATGGTTTCGCCGGGGTTCATAGCTGATCCTTGTCTTCTGGTGTAGACAACGGGTACGGGCCGGTATCGCTGCCATCAATCACAGCTACTAATCCACACGCTGCCAGTTGTATGTGAAAATTACGCCTTGTGATTTCTTCCCGTTCAGGGGTAAGCGTGGCACAGTCAAAACAAACCATAGAGTGCTTAGGGCCGTATGGCCTCAGATCGGTTGTTATCCCGCAGTAATAACATTTTGGAGTTGTCATAGCTGATCCTTGATCCGGCGCTCGATAGCCTCACGGCAATACTCGGCAGCGCACATGTACCCCGCTACGAACGTCTTGCTGTGCCCTGCGATCTTGCCGATCCTTATCTTCGTACACTCCGCTGCGCTGGCCATCCTCTCCTCCTTGAGGACTGCGCCGACCAAGGCGCACATCTGCCCGAACGGTCTACTCGCCAGCGCTTTCTCGAACGACGTAACCTCATAGCCGAGCACCTCATTCGCTACCCGGTAAACTTGCTGCTCTAGGGTTTCCCTTTCTCCGGTCATGGCGTCGCCCTTTCCTTGTCCGACATGGCGTAGCTTTTGCCGCACTCGGAGCACTTCCAGCATTGAACCAGCTTGCCGGGACCGCCACGGGATATCGTCACCGGATGTTCGTCACCGGGGAAGTCCGGTACGCCGGTAAAGGTCTGTTGCAGCGCTACGCCCTTGACCAGTTCCACGTTGCACTTCTCACATTTGTTCATGGCGTCGCCCCCGTCACAAAGCGGTCGCGCTCCTCTCGGGCGGCGTCGTCCATCGCCTCCCTGAACGCCAAGCACATGTGCCTGAAATCTACGGTACCGGCGATGGCCTCGAAGGACGACATGTGGTGCCCCTTCGGTGTGTGCTTGGCTATGTACCTGTAAACCTTCTGTTCCAGTGTCTCGTTCTTGTTCATAATCTCCTCCCCTCCTGAGTTAATTGTCATGGCTTCTTCTCCCTGCCTTTCCCAACATGGAACGCTTCCCCCTTCGATAGCGCCAGCCGGTTGGCCTTCTCGGTTTCCCTGTGCATCTCAATCATCCGGCGCTCCGGCACCACCTCCATCAAGGCGTAGTAGGTATCCATCACCCGGCGGATCGCTTGCATACCCGTACCCGTCAGGAGCGTCAGGTCGTCCGCTTGCCAGTGCTTGTAAGCGTCGACCAGCGCCCTTCGCGCGATCTGGATGTCATCCTGCATCGCGTCGTGCGCCTCCAAGGTCGTGACGTTGTGATGGTAGAACCGATGGGTCATCTCGACGGCATCGGATACCAGCGCCAAGTCCTCGACATCCGCACCGGCACCTTTCTCGATCCTGTCCAGCGCGATGTACATCTTCGTCAGTTGATGACTCTTGCGCTCGGGCGAGATCGGCTTGTCTGGATCGGCAAGCAGTACGTCCATCAAGCTATATGTCAGCTTCCGCTTCACGGTGCGCCCTCCCCAAATTGAACATGATGGTGTCCAGACTAGCGCTCTTGAGAGGTTTATCCGGTTTGGCCGAAACCTTCTCCTCCCCCCGGCGAACGTAGCCCCCTAACGGAAGCTTCACGACCTTGTACATGCGGCACCGCTTGGTACCGAGAACACCCCGCGTAGTGCTGACGATCTTGATCGCCCCGCCACGCTTCAGGCCGCAGAACAGAACCCCTATCCGGTTGCGATCCTTGGCCTTGTCCTCACCGAGCAATTCCTCAAAATCAAGGTGACTGAACTGACGACGCAAGCCGAATTCCTCCTCGATCTTCGCCCTTACTTTTTGCAATAATCCGTCAGATTTATTAGCCACAGTCAGGCTCCTGAAGCATTGTTGTCAGGGTATTCAAAGCGCTCTGCGCGATCTGCACTTGACGTCGCATCTCCCTGCGGCGTTCAGCTTTGCCATCCTCCGACAACAATTGATTGGGTATTGATTGCAGGGGGACAAGCAGCTTCCAGAGGGGAGAGTTAAGTTCAGCCGGGTCAGTGAGCGGGACAGCGGTACCTTCTCTCAGAACCTCCAAGCGCAGCCCTTCATGCCACATCTTCCCCAAGGTATCGATCGGCAAACCGTTGGGCAATTGCTGCCTCGGTATGGCGTAATACTCGACACTCTCGGCAAAATCAGCATGCGCTTTCGTGACCGGGGTATCCCGGAGCGTTCCCTTCACGAAGTTGATTTTTATCCCTTCGCGCATCCAGCTAGTCAGTATGTTTCTTGCTGCCTGTGATAAATACCAATTCATTTTAAATCTCCTATTTAAGTTGTTTGTAATCAGGCTCAACCACAACGCACTTCCCTCTCAACGACATCTCCAATGATCTCGTAAGGCCATGTGACAGCGTCAGCAAATATCTGCGCCTTGTCCTGCGTGACATACGACCACATCCTGCCATCGCGATATCTAACCATCACCATGTACCAAGTCTCGGTTTTCAACTGGTCACGGCAGCTATGAACCCTGAAGTTCTCCTTCTTGAATACCCGGTTACTAAAATCCCAAGTTTGACCAACGAGCCATAGATTAACTTGTTCAATATAACCATCGAACCGCTCACCATCTGCTTGCCGCTTGGTAAAATCGTCGCGCCATGTCTGATCTTCTTCCGGCAGGGGCAAGGGCAAAGCTTCTTCCGTCAACACTGTTAAACCTACGGCTCTTAAGCCCTCTATAAGGTCTTTCATCGCGGCACCTTCCCTTCTTTTGGGGGCAATGGGAGTTCCATCCAATAGGTAACATCCCTCCAATCAATTTCATCATAGGTATCAACTTCCCAATATTGAAATGCGTCCCATGTATCCTCAAAATCAGGGCGCTCCCACGCGAGAATTGCAATTCTCAGCTTGTCCTTCCAGACAATTAGAACTTCTTCACCCTCTTTAGGAAGGCTGTCTTTCACGCTAGTCCATAAATTCATAGCGGTACCTCCCTCTCAACAACATCACCGATCATAATGTGCTCACCCGTAGAGGCCATGCGCTTGTACATTTGCGTAAGTGTTTCACCGCTTTTGCTGTACACACAGTTCACGCGCTTGCTATTCGTCCATAGCACCATGACCATGTACCGCCTCTCGGTTCTAATTGTCGACGCCGGTACCTCACGGTAGTTCTCCTTCTTGTCGATGAACGCCTGAGTACCGCTCTCCCAAGTACCCCCGCAGAGGTGCTCGTACTTGGTACCGTCTTCCTGTTTGTTCAGGCAATCCAAGCGCCACATGAGGTCATTCATGTCTCCAGAGGCATTGATTACCTGTTCCCCGAATGCCTCCTTGATAGCGCTTAACGCCAGTTCTTTAACCACTTCAGGGTCTGCCAATCCATTGATATCAGATACCTTATCCGCCAATCTCTCCATATCGGAGAGCAGCTTCTGAGCGCGTTCCGGGCGCATACCGATCCCGGTCAACTCTGCGATCGCTCTTGTTCTCAGTCCCTCCACATCCGGCTCATCTGGCGTACCGAACTGCTCCTCAAGCGCCGCCTCGATCACCTTGTTGAACTCTCCCCCGAAATCCCGCTTGAGATGCTTCATCGGGATATCCCCGTCCTCGCGCAGCTTGATGAACTTCTTGACTACCCGGTTAAGATTGTTTACCAGTGCTTCCGCTTTCGGGAGATCGAATCCCACCTCGACGAAACTCTCGACGGATTTCTGAACGTCTATCCGGCCTGTTTCCTCATCGAGCACCAGTTCGATCTTCTTCAACTTGATGTCCTCCACGCCCTCCTTGTCCAGCGGAGCTTCCGCCCTCCGGTACTCCTCCTCACCCCCCAAGAACATGAACGATCCCGACTTCCAAGTACCGTCAGTACGACGTGATTCGAACGCGACCCCAAGTTCCTGATCGATCATGTTCTTAGTGCGCCAGTGTTCAGGATTACCATTGAGGATGGCGCGGCAGACGATAGCCTTGACCTCGTTCTCATCGATCCCCCCTCTGCGTTTGAATACTTCCGTGATGTATTCATCCAGCCTCTCGGCTAATATTTCCGCCGCCTTCGGGTCCCAATCCCTGTGATTCACCAGCTTATCAAGCATCTGTTGTACCGCTTCACTCCCCGCTCCCATTTTTTGCTCTCCTCTTTTCAATTTCCTCTTTCAAATAATCAGTCACATCCTTCTTGGTATAAAAATCATGCTTCCCCTTCAGGAACAAGGAGCCGCCAATCTTTATATCGCCGTACAGATGAACCTCGTCTGTGATCCTGCAATTGCCTTCCAACACCACCTTGTCGGCAATGTACGAAGTCCCCGCAAGGAGCGCGTTGCCCCTCACAAGGGTGCTGTCCATTGCCCACGCCGCGTTTCTTATCTGACCATTCTCATACGCCGCCGCTTGCTGCGCGATCCAGCACCGGCCAGCGTGAGCCAGCCGCTCATCGTCTGATACCCAACCGCCCAAGTCCCCCGCCCTGACGTTGCCGAAATCACGGATGGCGCGTATCTGGTACAGGGTCACACCATGGAGTACCCGGGTGTTGTTCGTCAGGATGTACTTCACCCCGAGATCAACCGGCTCACAATAGCGCTCCTTCACCGGGCGCTGCTCCGGTTCGGGTACTGCCGCCTCCCTCGGCGGCTTGACATACTTAGGCGCCATTGCCTTCTCCTTCTTGGCCACGTCTTCCCGCAGGTTCCGGTAGCCGTGCCGCTTCATAATGTTTTTCATGGTGGCCTCGCAAAAAGCCAATGATATTTAATTCTCCCTCACGCCGTCGTCCCATTGTTTGTGATCCCAACCGTAGTGATCGCAAATCTTGACCAAATTGTCCTTGCCATAGAACTGATAGTTATTAAGATTGCCAAGATCATCCCCAGCCAGCCATATCCATGAGGTGTAGTGCGACATGCTGCGCGCTGCACTGATTCCCCTGCCATTGTTGGCTTTTTCCCAAGCGAACGGCATGTAGTCCAGCATTATTTTCAGGACTGATTCCTTGTCCCTCGGTACCGGCTCACCGAATTGTTCTGCCGTTGCGTCCTCGATCAGGTACGGTTTAGCTGCCTCAAACGTCAAAGCAGCGATCAGATCGTTCTGCTCAAACCCCAAAAAATCACGTTTTTCTATCTCTGCTATCCGCGCCACAATTTCTGCATCCGTTCTCATTTAAAAGTTCCCCTTCTCTGTTAAAAAATTAAAAAACGCCTGAAAACTATATCATGCTATTATTACCTTGTGTTAAATATTTTTATCTATTGATAATCCTTAATGGATCGTATAGGATTCTCATTCCGTTTTAACTTAATCACAAAAAGGTTTTTTAAGCATGAACTACCAAGCACTGAGCAAATGGATGCGCAATGCTACGCCGGAGCAGCGTGAGGAACTGGCGGAAGCGGCAGAGACAAGCGTCGCCTACCTCTACATCATCGCCGGGGGGCACCGCGATAACTTCCGACTGCGATTAGCCCACAAGATAGCGGCAAAAACTTATGAGATGCACAAGATCACGAACGGGGAGTTGCCCTTCGTCAGCCTTGATGATCTTTATGCCTTAACGGACAGACGCACAACTGAAAGGTAAATCCCATGCGCCAACACTACGGGGCTTCTCCCGGTGCGTGGGATCACTTTGACCTTGTTCTAGGGCTAGGGGCTGACCTCCTGCCCGTTGCGGCCAATCCAAACGCAGGGATTTCCCCTACATCAACGCTCAAGGCCATCGGCAAGGTGCCGAGCGTTTACAACAGCAACGGTCAGGCCGTGGGCATGCCGAAGTGGACTGAGCACCAGACCACGGAAGCCGAGATCACGCGATGGTCAAAGAACCCCGAGCTTGGCCTGTGCATGCAGACCCGGCGCATCCGCGCGATCGACGTGGATATCGGTGACGAGAACTTGGCCAGCGACGTGTACGAGGCGCTTAACGTGTTCGGGCACTTCCCCCTCCGCACACGAAGCAACTCTCCCAAATTCCTAGTCCTGCTTGACGTCGAAGGCATCCTGCCCAAGCGCCGGTTGAAGACTGAGCACGGCTTCATAGAATTCCTAGGCACTGGTCAACAGTGCCTTCTTGATTCAACTCACACAAGCGGGGTCAGATACGAGTGGCCGGAAGGCTGGCCAACACACATCACGGCGCTGACCCTGACCGAATTCAACTCGTTGTGGAAGGAGCTTGAGGCGCGCTTCGCGGTCGAAGAATCGGTCGAATCATCGCTGCCTACCAAGGCGCTGCGCCTCTCCGAAGCGGTCGCCAACGATCCCATAGTGCAAGCGCTGAGTGAGCGCGGTCAGATCATCGACCAGCGCGCGGACGGCATGCTCAGTATCGTCTGCCCCTTCGTGGATGGTCACTCCATGTCCGGCGGCACCACGGAAACCGTGTACTACCCTCCCCATACCGGCGGCTACGTCGAGGGGCACTTCCATTGCCTCCACGCAAGCTGCGCTCACCGTACCGACACAGAGTTCAAGGAGGCGATCGGCATCCGCGTGGCGGACATGTTCGACATCATCGAGGAGAACGCGCAGGACTCGTTCGACGTGAGCGATCTGCTCGGTGTGGACCCGGCTGACACCCTTCCTTCTCACCGCTTCGCGTTCAAGCATGCGTCCGAGTTCGTCACCGGCGCGCAGCCGTCATGGATCATCAAGGACGTGCTGCCCATGGACGAAGTCGGCATGATCTACGGCGAATCAGGCAGCGGCAAGAGCTTCCTAGCGCTCGACATGATGTGCGCGGTCGCGCAGGGCATCGATTGGAGGGAGCACAAGATCAAACAGGCGGGATCGGTCGCATACGTTGCGGCTGAGGGGTCAATGGGGGCGAAGAACCGCATCAAGGCGTACATGCAGCGCCATGATCTCGACATCGAGGACGTCCCGCTGTTCGTGCTCGGGGATTCCCCCAACCTGTTGGAAACCAAGGATACAACCGACCTCATCAAGAGCCTGAAGAAGCTGCAGAAGGTACCGGGTACGCCCCCGCTGCTCGTTGTGGCCATCGATACCGTCGCTTGCGTCATGCCGGGAGGCGATGAGAACTCAAGCCGGGACATGGGGCGGATCATCTCCAACAGCAAGCTGGTGCATAAGCACACAGGCGCGCTGGTCTTGCTTATCCATCACTCCGGCAAGGACGCATCGAAGGGCGCGCGTGGCTGGTCAGGGGTGCGCGGCGCGCTCGGTGTGGAGATATGCGTGACCCGCGACGGTAACGAGCGCGTGGCCGAAATCGAGAAGCAGAAGGACGGAGAGGAAGGCGCTGAGTACGGCTTCACTTTGGAATGGGTTGAGGTGGGCGAGGATGAGGACGGGGAGCCGGTAGGTAGTTGCTTTGTGAAGGAGGGCGAGGTCACGCCCAAAGCGCAGCGCAGAACGTCGGTGGGGGATGCGGCCCATACCGTGCTTGATGGCGTTAAGGAGTACCACGATAGTCGCGGCGAGTGGCCGTCGGTAGCCGAAGTGCATGCAATGGAGTGGGGCAGAACAGGGCTTGATAAGCTTGAGAAAGCAAATCAGGTAGTCATTGTGGATGGGCGGGTAGAGATAAATAACCCGTAAAAAGTTGAACCCTCCATATCAGTGACTCTCGGGGAGATCAGTAATAGGAGGGTTCAGGCTGACGATAGCGGACTGATCCGAAACCTTCAGCGCGCATAATACACTATTTTGCGCGGTGTGGGATTTTGCGCGGTGTGGGATGCTTCACCATGGGTCGGGCGCGGGAAAATCGAGGTCGATTTTTGGGTCAAAAAATCCAAAAAGCATAAAAACCCTGCGCGCCCCGTCCTGCGCCCTTCGCCGGGTGCTGTCGCCCTGCGCGCCCCGTCCTGCGCCCTTTGCAGGGTAGCGCCCATAAAAAAGCGCCCCAAGCGGGGCGCGTCTGGTGCTGCTGTCCTGCTGGTGCTCTAACAATTCCCCTCGACAATATCGCCGCAAGCAATCCATAAAACGCGCTGCAAATTCTGCTCATGGTCAGCCAGTTCTACATCGTCCCATGCGCCCCACTGGTCAAGCTCCCGCTTTAGCACTTCCCTGTCGATCTTGTTTAGCTGCCGCCTGATTCGCGGCCTGTTGCTTAGTTCCAGAATGTCAGCGTCACACGATCCGCTATGCGCCCCTTGCGCTGCTTCTGCCTTCGTTATTTGCAAGCTTATTATGCCGCTACCGTTTAGCCAGTGCATGATTAAGCGCCCTCCCGCTGCTGGTCTACCTGATTAACTAATACCCTGCATAAGCGCTCTATTTCGTCGTCATGGATTGCCAGCGCTGCGTTTGCCGTATCCACTGGATTGATTGCCCCTTTTATATACATATCCGGCGCGCGCTCTATTGCTTTAATCTTGCGCCGCTGCGCCCGGCGCGCTTTCAATGCCTTTAATAGCTGCTTGTGAATATTCATTTTTAAAATCCCAAAGTGATTAAGTTAAAAACGTCCGACAATAACGTGCGAATTGTCCGCCGTGAGTTTTATCGCTATGCCGCCGCCCCTGTTGTTATGCACTACTCCATGCCAGCCTAATAAAACCATGACCGCACGCGCTTGTTTAAAATTATCAAGATGAAAAAAGCGCCCTCTGTACTGAAAAGCCTTCCCGTTTAGCTTGCGCGGCCTGTTGTTTGTCGTAATTTCCATTTTTTAAAATCCTCAATCAAAGTTAAAACGGGGCGCGACATTGCGCCCCGGTGCTAGTGCTACCGTGTTATCGCGCCCAAAAAGTTTGGCCGTTAAAATCTACGCTTGAATAGTCCTGTTTCGCTTCGTCCGCTGCGCTCTCGTAGTCAATAACC